ACCCCCGCTTGAGATTATGCAAGAGGCAGCTGAGAAAGTTCAAAAATGGGTGTCAAAAAAAACGGCGCCCCAACCCGCGAAAGGCGCAAAGAAGAGGGCAACTCCTACCCCGGCAAGTGGGCGGAGAAGCATGGGAGAGGACCCCCCGCCCCCGCCCACGCGCAGAGAGCGGATCAACGAAATCAGAAAACGGCGGGGACAAGCCCCGCTATAAGGAGATGAGCAATGGCAGGACAGCTTTGGGCGACAAATTCTCTTGGCGGATATATGGAATCCGAGAGATTGTCAGAGATTTTGAGGACCGCTGTGCAGCCGGGTCTGCGGTTCCGCAATTTTTGCGACGCAAAAGATCCGGGGCATCAGGGGCTGAACAAGGGTGATACGTTCCATTAACAGACCGGTGGAACTAAAACTGCGCGATATGCTGGGACCTCTAGTTAAGTCATAATTACTACCAAGGTGAAAATATTATGAATATAGACAATCAGCAGGCAACCGTAACAGAAACAGAATTGGCGTGGCTGGCAGGCGTCCTGGATAGCGATGGGAGCGTTCAGCTTACCATGCCGCAATCAACCAGAGCTAAAAGACAACGAGTGGTGAATGTGTGGGTGGACTTCAGCAACAGCGACGCTGGGCTCATAGAAAAAGCCTCTGACATCATCACCAGGATGGGGATAAGTTTTCACTTGGCGAACAAAAAAGTAAAGCCGATCTTTAAAGAGGGTGGCGGCAAGTTTTTGCCCCGGAAAGAGATATGTCTCGCCATAAGGATCGGTAAACTGTCGAACGCGAAGATTATTTTGGAACAGCTTATCCCTTATTTGGCTAGCCAGAAAGGCCCGGCGTCAAGGTTGATTGTCAATTTCTGTAAAACAAGAATCCCAAAAGGCCGGAAGCCTTACGACTTGGAGGATGTTCTGATCGTTAAAGAATACTTCGAGCACAAGGGTGGTAAAACCGGGAAGCGGAATTTGGAATATCTGAACGGAGTCCTCAACGACTATGAGCGGAGCGCCTGACGGCGATGATATAGTCTGATCTGCATGGAGACATGCAGAGGTTGCCTCGCGGTGACCCGCCTGCAAACGCAGGTCATAAAAGTAACAGTATGTGGAATGTATACAGCGACGTGGCCACCCAGGGAACAACCCTGGGCGAAAACGACACCATGCCCGAAACCAATTTTACTATTACCCAGGGGACGATGACTATTACGGAGTTGGGCAACTCTGTCCCCTACACCGGCAAGTTGGATGATCTGTCCGAGCAGCCGGTCAAAGAGGTTATTCACAAGGTGCTGAAAAACGACGCCAAAAAAGCCCTGGACACTGCGGCCCATGACCAGTTCAAGGCATGCAAACTGCGGGTTGTGCCCACGGGCGGCACCAGCACCAGCGCCGTTACCCTGACCACCAACGGCACAGCAACCCTAACCAATAATGTCGCGATGGGAGCTGACCATGTCAAGGCCATCGTGGACGAGATGAAGGAGCGTGATATCCCCGCCTACATGGACGATGACTACTGTGCCATTGCGCGGCCGTCTACCCTCCGGACGTTCAAGAACGACCTGGAGGACATCAACAAGTATATCGAGACCGGTTATACCCGGATTTCCAGGGGCGAGGTCGGCAAGTACGAGGGTGTCCGGTTTTTTGAGCAGACCAACATTGCCGCTGGCACCGGCTCGACGGCAGATACCTCCTGGACCAACAGCGCGTCAGACTGGTGCTTCTTCCTGGGCGAAGACACGGTGGCTGAGGCCATTGCAGTTGAAGAGGAGATTCGTGGCAAGATCCCCTCTGACTATGGCCGGAGCAAGGGCATTGCCTGGTACGCGCTCCTGGGGTTTGGCATCTGCCATACTGCGGCGGATCAGTCCAGGATTGTTATGTGGGACTCAGCGGCATAACCGCGTAGGGCGGGTAATACCGCCCTATTGATCATAAGGAAAAAGATATGAGTTACGACGGCAAAAAACTGGTTCGGATGACGTTCCCGAGTCACGACTTTGGGGCCGGCGCAGAAGTTCTGTCCTTTTACCTGCCCCCCAACGAGCCTGGCGAGCAGACCAAGGGCCGGGTTGTCAACGTTGGCGTGATGGCGATCACAGAGGCTTTCGCCAACAGCACTGGCGGCGGCACAATTCAGATCGGCACAGCAACAGACAACGACGCGTATGCCAAGCTTAACATACCCGACGAAACAGCGGATGAGGCGTGTGTGGACATTAACACAGATGCGGATGTCATCATCTCAGAAGACATCTCTGCCGGTCAGTTGGTGGAAATCAACTGTACCCAGTCAACAGATGCCGACACGGCTGCTGGCATCGGCATCCCGTTTGTTGACTTTTATGTCTGGTAATCCAGAGAAAGGAAAAAAGATATGGCTGAAAACCTGAAAGACGGGCTGACGGAAAAATCAAGCGTCGGCGGCATCGGCAAAGACCACAAGCGGCACGGACCCAACCAGGTGCCCAAAAAAGAGCAGACCAAGGCAAAGAAGGGTGGCAAGACCTTCAAGATCAAATAACCCGGCAAGGGGGTCGGTTCGGCCCCCTTTTTACCCAAGGCGTATGCCCAAAGAGAGGCCAATGTGGTTGAAATTTTATTTTCAGTAGAAGGCGAGATAGACAGCAACCCCAGGGCGTTTGCAGACACTGATGTGTCCAAGGGGTACGTGTCTGAGCCCATGAAAAAGTACCCGTGTGAGCGCCGGGTACTGCAAGAACGCCGGTGGCAGAGGCAGATGGAGAAATACAATGGCGAGGATTAAATGGGACCAGCCCTATGGAATTATTTGCGGTAATGCCGGTGTTCCCGGGGCAAAGTATGACCAGGGCGGTGTTTTGTTTAACGCCAAAGGAGACGCGTTGACAGAAAAAAAGGGGGCGGAGCAACTGACCCGCGAGAGGGTTGCGGCGATGCGGGACAGCGGAATGACAGATTCCGAGATTGCTGATGCCTACAGTGTGACACGGCAGAAGGTGACAGCCCTGTGCAGATAACCCAGCTGGAAAAGGGTGTGCCCTGGCAGGACCAGGCGGCCCCTATTGGCCCGGATAAGTCTGTTTGCATTGTTCGGTATGGCGGATTTGGAGACATGATTCAGATGTCCTCTGTCCTTCCGTGGTTTAAAGACAACGGCTGGCACATCACGGTCAACACCACACCGGCTGGCCTGAACATCATCAAGACAGACCCCCACGTGGATGCGGTGATCCTCCAGGAGCATGATCAGGTGCCAAACCAGGAGCTGACAGAATACTGGGCGCGGATGGCAGAGGGATATACCAAGTTCGTTCAGTTTTCCGAGTCCATTGAGGGCAACCTGCTGGCGCTGCCCGGGCGCCCTCAGTACGAGTGGTCTACAAAAAAGCGGCACCTCAAAATGAACCGGGACTACTTTGCCACCATGCACAACATCGCAGGTGTTCCTCTGCCCCCCAGGCCGGGGTTCTATCCGACAGCGGACGAGACGCACCTGGCCCGGTTCTACCGCCGGTGCATGGGCATCGATTCGTTTATGATTATGTGGGCCTTGTCCGGGTCCTCTGTCCACAAGGCCTGGCCATATACAGATCAGGTGATTGCCCGGTTGATGATGGACTACCCGGACGTTCACGTGGTTTTTGTCGGCGACCGGCTGTGCCAGTTACTCGAAGACCAGTGGCGAACTGAAGATCGTGTACACAGAGAAAGCGGGCGGATGCCGATCCGTGACACCCTGGCTCTGGCCCATGAAGCCGATATGGTTGTCGGCCCGGAGACCGGAGTTCTCAATTGCGTGGCATATACGGCGATCCCCAAGGTGATCATGCTCAGTCATTCCAGCCCGGCAAACATCGGCAACTCATGGATAAACACAGACGCCATGACGCCGAGGCATACCCCCTGCTATCCCTGTCATAAACTGCATTACGGGTGGAGCACCTGCAACCGGGACGGGCAGACCGGCGGGGCATCATGCGCGGCCAACATCTCAGCAGACCGGGTCTACCGGGCCATTAAAAAACATCTACCACGGAGGGCGGCCGCATGATTCCGGTCTACACCTACGATTCCCTCGAAGAATGTATGGCCGCTTTCCTCTGTTGCGGTGTGGACGACATCCCAAAACAAGGCAGGTGGGAGTGGGTGGATGGGGATCGGCTCCGGGTATGGCCCATGTCCAGAGTGATGAGGTCGAGGAGAAAG